CGGAGTGCCCAGGCCGCAATATCCGACCGCGAGCAATCTGCCGGCCGTGCTGTCGGTGTTGGACGTTGTCACCGTTGCGGTCGACGCAGTGCCCAGCCCCAGCCCCGTGCGTGCCGCTGCCTGAGTTGTTCCACCGGTTCCGCCTTTCTCAACAGGGACGACGTTGTCAGTGGCCACCGAGCCGAGCTCAAGGCCCGTCCTGGCATCGGCCGCAGTGGTGCCGCCCGTCCCGCCCTTGCTCACTGGCAAGATGTCGTAATTGCCGGTGGTCTTCAGGGCAGCGAGCTGGGCGCCGTAGGTATTGACGATTGCCCGCAGCGCGTCAGCTGACTCCTTCACGTAGCCTTGCATCGGGGCAAGCGCATACACACCGGCTGCGTTGGTGGCGCCCTGGTAGTTCGGAGAAATCGACAGGGCTGTATCGCTGGCGATATTGGTGACTTCGTACCATCCGCCGTCCGGCCCTCGAAAGGCATCGCCAACACGGCTATTGGCAATAAATGAGGTTCCCGTGCCAATAACGGAATTAGAATTTTGGGCGACAGATACCGCTCCCGTTTTGTACCAGGGCATAGAGTTGTCCTTAATTTTCTATCGAATAGAGCGCTGAGCGAACTAGTTATACGGAAAAGGCAAGTTGTCTGTTCTTATAACCAATGCGACCGGATATCTATCCGTAGGAAGGCTGAAAAAATGTGTATTTGTTGCAGGCGGATGGGAGTGAGTAGTTCCGGCCGACGCACCAAAAATAAATGACATACTTCCCGCATTACCGAATGCACCCTCAATGCCACCATACTGGGTATAACTGTCACTCCCCGTTGCATACGGAAATGCGTCATAAATCCCCACAGACCTACTCCAAGGAAGGTAAGCAGCATACTCATACCCAGCGGATAATTGGATATCGACCCTGGATATTAGTCGAGGCCAGTTGTATTCATTAACCGGCCCGCTATTCAAGCTATAGTTGTACCCTCCTTCATACGTAACCCCATACCTTCCTCCTGATGGTGCTGGCGGAGGTGGCGCCTGGATCGCATAAACCACATTCAACGGCGGCTGCAATGAGTTGAATGTCATAACTCCATTGACGTCCCAAGTTTTCATATAGGGTGATCCGGCAATGTTGTCCGCCATCAAGTCAAAGCAGAAAAATTTCGTTGTCGTGCCAGCATTAGAGTAGTGAAACGTAAGTGCGTTACCAGATATGGACGTACCGTTCAAACAGCCTGGCCCTACGATGAAGACTATCGGAGATATCGCGTTATAAATTGTAAATCCGTACAGCGAGTCGGTCTTATGCGCAGGATCATTGGTGACGGTGACGGGATACCAATTTGCTCCATTATCTGGGTCAAGTTGAGCCGACCTTAACGTCCTCCTGTGCCACGTTTCCTGGTAAACCATATAACCACTCTTCACAAGCCCATAGCAGATGAAGTCTGTATCAAACAACAGCTCTCCCGTGTCTTTCTTTACCTTCATCAGTAATACCCATAATAGATTCGACAGTTAGCTGAGAAATATCCCCAGCCACTAGTGGAATACGAATAAGCCCACGACAAGGTATTCCCGGATATAGTAATACCCGGCTTCTTACCCTTCTCCCGTTGCAAGTCAACCAAAGGGACGACGATATAAAACCTTTCCTTTCCGGGTGGGAGCGCAGGGATTGCGGCCGATCCATTCACAGAACCGGTATCCACATAGCCCTGGCGCTGGCTGATCTTCATCGTCATATCAACCATGACGACGCCTGCGGCGTTTTTAATCGTTAATCCAGTCATGTCATAGACTTATGTCGATGCCCAACACGCCGTTGGCGTGGTAGAGCTGGATTGCTGTGTTGGCGATCTGAAGGCGGCCAGCGCCGTTCGAGCCGTTCAACTGCCAGGGACCAGTCTTCGGCAGCATCCATCCTTGTGTGTTTGCGATGTAATCCGTCGATTGAAGCGCGCCGCCGATCTTCGCGTTCGTGATCGTGCCGTCCTGGATGAAGGCCGATCGAATGAAAGTTTGTCCGCCTGTTATCGCGAAGAACAATTCAGGGTTCTGAGCACTTGGGCTCATCACCGCAAACGTGTCAGATCTGACTACAAAGTTTGATGTTGTACCGCCAGGGCCTGTTTCGAGACCCAATGCGAATCCAGCCGCATACTGATAACCGCTGGAGGAAACCTCCATCTTCACGGACCAGATCGTCGCCAATTTCCCATCCGTGGAGGCTTGGGCTTGTGCGGTTTGCTGAATCGCGGCGCTGTTGCTACCGACCGTTGCGGTCAACTGGTCGATCTTCGTGGAGGTCGCCGACTCGTTGGTGGCGACCACCTCTTCAAGAGTAGTCAGGTTCGCTGTGTTCTCGCCGATCTGTGCATCGAAGGTTGTCAGCCGCCTGGCAGTAGCCTCGCTTTCCGATGCTCGAACACGGCTTTCCTGGGCAATGGCTGCGGTGCTGGTCCATCCCTTGATGGCGTCCGCCAGGTCACCCTCCCCATTGTCGTCGCGGTAGGATGCGCGTAAAGCTTCGAAGGCGGTTGCCTGCGCAGTGACCACGCCGTCCAGCTCAACAATCTCGGCGGTGTTGGTCGCTACCTGCTGCGCCAGGCCGTTGGCCGTTTCGACCGACTGGCCGACATCAACCCAATAGGCGGTGTTCGGCGGTGGCGTGTTGATCGGCACCTCTTCGGTAGCCTGATAAATACGGCCGTCCGCCACGACCATTTGTCCTGGCTGATACACCTCACCCGGCTTGTAAGCGGACAAGCCGTCGAGCGAATCAATCTGCTCCTGAAGACCAGGGATTTTGTCGATCTCATCCCGAAGATGTTGCCCCAAGTGAGTTTCATCGAGCTTGCCTTCAATGAGGTCCAAGACCGGTGCTGCTTCCGAACTCGCCTGGCCCATCACACCATTGCCCACTGGGTACCACGGGCCGATGTTCCCTGTCCGGTCCACCAGGCGAGCCCAGAAAAAGAACGTGGCGCCGGCCAGCAGGCTCTGCATGCTGTAGTCGCTCTGGGGATACGCCAGGTCGGCCAGCTTGGTGGCGTTCTCCAGTACAGGCGTTGGCCCGTACCAGATCTCGGTGCGCTGCGTGTCCTCGGCTCCAGCAGGGAAGCCCCACTTCAGGCTGATGCCGAACAGCAGCGACGTTGCCGTCAGGCTGGTGATCGCCGGCGGCAGGCCTTCCTTGCCCTTCAGTTCGGTCAGCGGCGAGTTACGCCAGATCGACGAGATGTCGAAGGCGCTTACTGCGCGAACGCGAGCCACGTAGGCTCCCGCATAAATGCCCACAACATCAACGCCGGTCGAGCCGGTGCGCTGCACCTTGACCCAGTTGCCGCTGTCCTTGCGCCACTCGATGTCATAGGCCACCGCTCCTTCCACGGCGGGCCAACTGATCGTCATCGTAGCAACGGCCAACCCTTGGACAATTGAAGAGGTGGACGCCACTGTGACGCTCGCGGGCGCCGGAACGACGGTGATCGGTATCACGCTGATCGGACGGTCTTCCAGCCGGGCCCCGGTGTCGATGAAAGCGAACTTGCTCGGCTCGTACTGCAGAGCGCTGATTTCAAAATCGCCCTCGGTGGTGCGCTTGGTCCGGAGCACGCGATAGAGCGGGATCGCCAGGTCGTCGGCATCCAGCGCCCACTGAAGCTGCGCCCGCGGCGCCTCGCTGTAGGCGACGGTCACGGTCACCGCACGGCCGGACACACTCTGCACGGTGCGCCCCTCAGCGCGGCCGCCGGGCAGGTTGATGATCAATCGGTCGCCGGCCTTCGCCAGGGTGTCGCGGTCCAGGGTCACGACGCGGCCAACAACCGCCGAGATGCGCCCGCCAATCTCCCGACCTGCCAGCAGCGAGTCAGCCACCGGTATGATGTGCCCAGGGAGAGGGATTACACCCTCCATCCCGGTCTTGAACGTGACAGTCCGGTCCAGGTTGTTGCTCAGGATCGCCCACTTGCCGCGGCGCTGCGCCTCGGAGGCGCGGGTGCACCCGATGGCGCTCAGTTCGGTTGGCCGGTCCCCGTAACGGCGCTGAAGGCTCAAGTCCGAAAACGGGATGACGTCCGTGTCATAGTTGTTCGCCGGGTTGTCGTAGCTGACCAAGGCCCGGGTGTACCGGGTCTTCGCCGAGGCGCTGCCGTAGGCGAATTTCCCGTCGATGACGTTCGCCCGGGTGAAGACGTAATCGAAGTCCTGCGTCCGTGGCATGTCGGCCTGCATGATTAGCTGGCCCTGGGCCCAGTAGGTCATGCCACGGTAGATGGTCGAGATATCCTGAAGCAGCGACCAGGCGTCAGCCTTGCTCTGCAGGTT